ATTTTTTTACAGCCCCTTTTTTAATGCAAAAAGGAGGAAAGATGGCAAACTACCTAAAAGGCATAGGCGATGCAGCATTAAGAGTCAATGAAATCTTGCCAGGGTTTGACGCAAGAATAAATAACTTTTTGTGTGGACATACGGCAGGGATAATAAAGAATGAATATAACGAATTTGCAGCAACAACGATAGATAGAGGAGTGATAATCAAAAGTGGAATGTTACAAAGCTATGGATACTTTGCTTGTTGCGATACAGAAACACAGATCAATTTTGTAATGCCTTCTACAACAAATTATGTACACATTTACGCTGAGATAGACTTGTCAATTGTTCCAAATAAGTTTGAGATAAAGGCAAGTCCAATGAGTAACAGTGCAAGCTGGACGCCAAGAACAGATAACCTAAAAACTATACCAAATGGCAAATATCAGTTTCATTTATACCAAGTAACATTAACAGCAACAACAATAGTGCTAGCAGATAAAAGAACATATATAACTAAACCATCAGATGCAGTAACGGCAGAAAACTATACAACGAGTGGAGGGATAGCAAGCAAGTTTTCAAGTATAGAGTCGAACATTAATACGAAAATGCCTAAGATGACGCTAGTGCTATCAAACAAAAGCTACACAATTAACACAAACGGACTAGGTAGTCAGACATATTCGCTTGTATCAGGAACGACAGTAAGTTCGGGAGACATTTTACTAGTTAACGCAAGGATTACAAACTTTGGAAACAGAACAATTTGTGGAATTGTGCGAATGGCAACAGGTGTTACTGGATGGGTAACAATGTCGATGGGCGGAAATGGAATGCCATATAGCTGCATTGACGTGGTAGGCGTAAGTGTTGCACTAGGCTCGACTACAAGTCAAATAAAGTGTGATGGATATTGTAGAACAAGGATACGTGGAGATAGTTACGATAGCGGTGGGCACAATATATCTCTTGCTGATGCGGCGTATACGATAGATAGCATTTACAAGATAAATCTATGAGGAGGATGAGATGATAGAGATAAAATTACTTTCAAATAGACGGTTTATATATTCAAACCGAAAACAGAATATAGTAATCACAGCAGAGAACAAAGCAACAGAGATAAAAGTATCATTCCCAGAGGAATATGAAAGTTATTCCAAAAGAGTGGACTTTATAAACTCAAGAGGTAGACCATGGACAGAATCACTTTATACACCAGAGTATGAAGAATACCCAGCAGGATATAACAAGAGTTTGTTTACATTCACACTTCCATTTGAGGTCACAAAGATAGGCGAGCTAAGAATGCAGTTTCTTGCTTACATGCCAGACGACAGTCTAGTAACAGTACCGTTTGAGATCATACCGATACAAATTGATGAAGGGATAACGGCTTTTAAGAAAGGCGCAAAAAACAACCCTGACTTATTGATACTAAGCTATAACCAATCAACAGAAGCATTGTTTAATTCGCAACAAGCAAGAGCAAGGGTTGAAAGCATACAAGAACAAGTCGATGCAATTGGGGAGGATGTAATTGAAGCAAATACAACAGCAGCAAATGCATCAACCTTGGCAAACTCGGCTTTCACTTTAGCAGAAGAGGCTAAAGTAGAAGCAATGGCAGCTGTGAGTAATTCGGAGACAGCGCTAGAAAATTCACTAAATGCATTAGGAGAAGCAGAGAGTGCAAATACAAATTCAGCAGCGGCAACTGCGCTAGCAAACCAAGCATTACAGGCAAGTAATGAGGCTTTAAGCGAAGCGCAAGAAGCAAAGGATGAAGCACAAAGCGCAAGCAATACGGCAAGCCTAGCAGCAAACCAATCGGCCGCAGCAAGTGCTACAGCAAACAGCGCAAATGACACTTCGCTAGATGCGCAAACAAAAGCAGAACAAGCCTTAACGGTATCGGTACAAGCTAAAACAATAGCCCAAACTGCAAATACTAACGCAAGTGCAGCAGTAGCAACAGCAGACAATGCGGAAAACAAAGCAGAGATTGCAAAGAATACAGCGGACTATGCAAAGAACAAAGCGGAGTACGCAACAGACAAAGCAGAGACAGTTGAAATAATAGCAACAGATGCAAATTCACTAGCAATACAAGCAAAAGGAAAAGCTGATCAGGCATACCAATTAGCAACGACTGCTCAAAATTTAATTAGCATAGCCGTTAGCGATGCAAGCAACGCTTTAGAGGTAGCGACTGGAATAGATTCAAAGGCAGAGCTAGCACTGGTCAAGTCCCAAGCAGCACATGAGATTGCTGAGGAAGCAGATGAGAATGCAACTGAAGCAAAAAGTATAGCAGAAGAAGCAATGGAGCTAATTGAAGGCGCTAATGAAAAGGCGGAAAATGCAGAAGCCTTGGCAGAGTCAGCTGATGAGAAAGCCGATGAAGCGAAAGATGTGGCTGATGATGCTCTAAATACAGCGGGAGAAGCAAAAGATATAGCGGAGGAAGCGAAGGAAACAGCAGAGCAAGCAGACGAGAATGCATCTGAAGCATTGAGTCAAGCAAACGCCGCAACACAAAATGCAAGTGAGGCATTAACGTTAGCAAATACTGCAAACACAAATGCAGCAGAAGCACTAACAATTGCAGAGGCAGTAGAAAGTCAGTTTGATCAGAAAGTTGATAAAGTGACAGGTAAGGGGTTATCCACAGAAGATTATACAACAGCAGAAAAAAGCAAATTGGCAGAGATAGAAGAAGGCGCAAATAAATATATTCACCCGACAAATCACCCGGCAAGCATTATCACGCAAGATGCAAACAATAAATTTGTGACGGATACAGAGAAAACAACATGGAGTAATAAAGCGGAAAAAATAGTGGCAACAACATCCGCAAATGGTTTGATGTCATCAGCAGATAAAACAAAGCTTAATGGAATAGCAGAGAATGCAAACAATTACACGCACCCAACATCACACTCACCAAGCATAATAACTCAAGATGCAAATAATAGGTTTATGACGGATGCCGAAAGAAACAAGCTATCAGCAATAGAGGCAGGTGCAAATAAGTACACACACCCAAGCACACATCCAGCAAGTATTATTGTTCAAGATGCAAGTAATCGATTTATGACAGATGCAGAGCGCACCAAGTTAGAGGGCATAGACACTGGAGCAAATAACTATACACATCCAACAAGTCATGCACCGAGCATAATAACTCAAGATGCAAATAACAGATTCGTAACAGATACGGAAAAAAATACCTGGAATGCTAAGGCAAGCACAGCGGTAGTAACAACAAGCGCAAACGGATTAATGTCATCAACAGATAAGACTAAACTAAACGGAATAGAAACTGGAGCCCAAGTAAATACAGTAACATCAGTAGCAGGAAAGACAGGCGCAGTAACACTAGTCAAGGGAGATGTCGGATTAGGAAGCGTTGATAACACAGCAGATAGTGCAAAGAATGTTGCAAGTGCAGCGAAGCTAACAACAGCAAGAACAATTTCACTTACAGGAGCAGTAACAGGATCGGTATCATTTGATGGTAGCGGAAATGCTAGCATATCAACGAGTGTCGGAACAATTTCAGCAAGTAGCATAACAGTAACTGCAAATTCAAACTTTGGAAATGCGACAACGCTTCAAGGAGTCTTGAATTATATTGCCAATGTATTTGCAGGAACACAAAAAGTAACAAAGATAAAAGCAGGCACGATTGATGTCGATGCGTAAGGAGGGAGTATGCCATATTTATTAGGTGGGAAAGATATACGAACATTGGTAGAAAAGGAATCTACATCAGGGCCTAGAAACTCAACGGAACTTGGTAACTCAAAATATTTATTTGGCGGAAAGACTCACCAAAACCAATACAGTGAAAAGATAATAGCAGACTACGATGGATATATGTATTCAGGTGACGTGGGAATAAAGTCAAAGTTTTTAAGAGCAGGAAGTGCATATTTCACAGTAGCAAAAAGGGGAAACAGGCCATGTCCGACCTATACAAGACGCCGATGGCAGAGCTCATCACCAGCAACATATTGGGTGAGTAAGTTTTCAGACGGGGAAGTTTGGGTAGGTACAACACATGGCTCGCGTACAGGGACAAGAATTTCAACAGCAGCAGAAAACATAAATTATATTTTTGTAATGCTTGTAGGACCTGGTGGTGGCGGAGGTGGTGGTAGCGGAACTAAAGCAGGCGGTGGAGGCGGTGGCGGCTCATTTGCCTACATGTGCCATAGACTTGTAGCAGGCTGGGCACACAGATTATATCTATCGGCTGGCGGAGCAGGTGGAGCAAAAAATGAAAATGGAGAAGGACACAAAAATACTCAGTTTGCAGCATTTAGAGATTACAACGACATTGCCACTTCAGGAGTAACTTCGGTAAGTGCTATTGGAGGAATAGGTGGAAGCAGCGGTGGAAATGATGGTGTAGGCGGAGTAGGAGGCTCAGTATCTAGCTACGATACAAATAATAGTACAATTCACAGGTTAGATGAAAGAACAGGAACGAAAGGTGGAAATCGAGGTGGCAATGCAGGAGGCAGCACAGCGGCATACAACACTCAAGCGTATACTCCAGAAAACAATAGACTAGATTACGGACAAGGCGCAGGTGGCCAGTCAGCTGGAGGTAGCGGAAGCGGCGGCGGTGGTGGATGGTTCTATGGCCATAATGGTGGAAGTGCGACAAGTGGAGGAGCGGGACAAGATGGTGGAATCGGAGCAGGCGGTGGAAGTGGAGCATACCTCATATTCTCAGGCTATGCAGGCGGCAAAGGCGGAAACGGTTATGCCGCAATATTTTATTAAAAGGAGGAAGAGATGGCAGTTTTAGAAATAGAAACTAATCATTATTATAAGATCAACTTTGACAGATGTGCGATTAGAGGACTAAAAGTCTTTGTCAATTACAGCACATATCAAAGCATTGAAGATAGAGACAAAGAAAAAGAAAGAGAAGGGAAGTTTGCAACTTTCTTTCAAAACATAAGGGCAAAGGCACAAAGCAAATATGATGAGCTACTTGCAGAAGTAGATGCACAAGGACTTGTTCCAGAGGAAATCATAGAGGATGAAAACGGATTAATTGATAAGATCAACTACCCAGAACTTAGAACAATGCAAGACAAACTAAATGAGCTAGAACACCTAGAAATAGAGATAGGTGAAAGGCTATTCAAGTTTTCAAACACAGAAAGAGAGGATCTAGTTATCAAAGAAGATATGGAGCAAGATTTAGAGGCACTAGGTTTTGAAATGGAATGGATTACAAATCCTATAAAATTTAATGGTGGCGGAGAAGTCTTTGCAGGAGATTACAACGGAGACGAAATCACTCATGAGTTTTTCTATGAGAGACTAAAGGCGGTTATGGGAGATACGGAGGATTGTTAACATGCAAGTATTTACAGTAATAATGTCGGTAATAGGAAGCGTGGTTAGTGGGACTGCGCTTTTTCTTTTACAAAGATGGTTTAAGAAAAAAGATGCAAGAGATGAGCGGCGCGAAAAGCTAATGGCCAAAGAAAACGTTCTCATCATTAAAAGTATAAACGCCGTAGGGAAACTAACGGAAGCAACAGCTATGGGCTTAGTGGATGGAAAGGTAAATGGAGAGATACATGCGGCGCTTGAAGAATATAGCAGAGTTGATAAAGAAATGTATAACTATCTACTAGATAGAAACGCGCACAAATAGAAGGAGGGAAACAATGAATTTAGAAATAATAAGTGTTCCAGTTATAACAATAATAGTGTATTGGACAATCAATTTAATAAAATACGCAGTGAAAGGAAATGAAACTTTTAAGAGATTTATACCACTGATAGCGGCAGCACTGGGAGCTGTGCTCGGTATAATTTGCTTTTATGCAATACCAGAAATAATATTCTCACAAAACGTATTCATTGCACTAATTACAGGAGGAGCAAGTGGGCTATCGGCCACGGGATGTAACCAACTAATAAAGCAGTTAAGCAAGAAGGAGGATGAAAATGGCAAAGATTGATACAATAGAAAGCCTTTATGCAGAGGCAATATTACATAAGATGTTTAAAGATAAAATCATCTGCAGAGCGGTTTACGAGAGGGCATTGGCAAAATGTAGAAAGGCTTTTCAAAAGTAATAAAATTATTAAAAGTTATAGGCGCTTTTGCCTTGACTTTAGCAACAGAATGTATATCCTTTCCCACTAAGAAGGGAAGGGATTTTTTTATAGCCAATTCAAGCCCAGAAACGCAAACATAAAGGCGCAATAAAAAGTAAGAAGGAGGTGAGCGGATGAAAAACAAGCTAAGGAAATGCGGATATGCAAGAGTATCAACATTAGCAGAAGAACAAGAGCATAGTTTAGTAAATCAAACAGAATACTATAGAGAGCTTATCAGCAAAGACGATAACGCGATATTCGTAGGAATATATGCAGATAGAAAAAGCGGTAGAAATACAAGGCAACGGCCACAGTTTATTGAAATGATAAAAGCAGCAAAGCGTGGTGAAATAGACTATATCATTACAAAGAGCATATCAAGGTTTGCAAGAAACCTGGTAGAGACATTAAAGGTCATAAGGGAACTAAGAGCAATAAACGTGGGAGTGTACTTTGAAAATGAAAACATAGATACGCTAGACGCAACAAGTGATTTTATCATATCAATATATTCAACAATCGCAGAGAGTGAATTAACATCAATGAGCGAGAACGTAAAGTGGGCAGCAAGAAAGAGATTAAAAAAAGGAAGCGTGGAGTTAAACTCTAATATATACGGATATGAGTTGAAAGAAGGACAGCTGGTAATTGTGCCAGAGGAAGCAAAGGTGGTAAAAGAAATGTTTGAAAGATACGCAAATGGCGAAGGATATAGAAAGATAGCAAACAGCTTCAATGATAGAGGTATAAAGAAAAAGTTTGCAGATACGCTCTGGATGGACAATGAAATAAAGAGAATGTTAGGGAACGAAAAATACGCAGGAGACGCACTGCTACAAAAAACATTTATTCAAGGATTCAAAGCTTTAAAGAACAACGGTGAAGTTCCGCAATACTACGTTGAGAATAACCATGAGCCGATAGTAAGCAGAGAAATATTTGAAAAAGTGCAAGCAATGGTAGAGAAAAAAGCACAGCGATATAAAAGCAAAGAACCCAAAAAAGTATCACCGTTCTCAAGTAAAATAAAATGCAAAGAATGCAGTTGCGGATATAAGAGGAGATTAAACAATAGAAATACTCCATACGAAAAATGGATATGGAGCTGTTCTACATACGTGATGCAAGGAAGGCAATATTGTAGCGGATACAACATAAGAGAAGATGATCTAAAAGAGCACTTCTTATCAGCATACAACGAAGCAGCAAGCTTTGAGCCACATGAGATGCAGGACTTAGGAGAGGCAATAAAAGATTTATTAGCACAAGAGCGAGAGCTCATAGCACTAAGGGCAAGAAAGTACCTAACTAAAGAAGCGTACGACGAGCAGCACGAGGAGCTATTGAAACAGCTAAAGGAATACGAATCAGAATACGCAATGGAGAGCAGGAGGCTAGGAGATAGTGCAGGGCACAAAGCAGCGTTCTGCTATACCGACAGGCTGGTACGAAGTTTGGAATTAGCAGAGATAGACGGTTACACAATAACATTCATGTTCAAAAATGGTGCGGTGATAAGCCGCATTTTTAATAACGAAACAAACCGCAAAGAGACATGGGCGAGGAAAGCAGGAGGTATGTAAAATGCAAGCAGCAAGCGAAAGAGTGGTAAGAGAATATGTGCAAAGAGGGCATATACGACAAGCGGATAACACTGCCCCGATAACCAAAAGCAAGTTAAAGGTAGCAGCATACGCAAGAGTATCGACAGACGAAGCCGAACAGCTAAACAGCTACAAAACGCAGTGCGACTATTACACAGAGTACATTCAGGGCAAGAAAGAATGGGAGTTTGTAGGGCTGTACGCAGATGAAGGTATAACAGGAACAAGCGCAAGACGAAGGAAAGAGTTCCAGAGACTAATCAAGGACTCAATGGACGGCAAGATAGATTTGATACTTGTAAAGAGCGTGTCAAGATTCGCAAGAAATACAGTAGACAGCTTGCAGACAGTACGCAGTCTAAGAGATAAGGGAGTCAAGGTGTACTTTGAGAAGGAGAACATAGATAGCTTAGACAGCAAGTGCGATATGATACTGTCCATATATAGTAGTCTAGCAGAAGAAGAATCAAGAAGCATAAGTACCAATATACGCTGGGCGCATCAGAAGAAGGTGGAACGAGGGGAGGTTGTGCTAAACTTCAATAATATATATGGATACCAGCAAGATGAAGATAAGAATGTTACAATCAAAATTCAAGAAGCTGAAGTCATAAGAGAGATTTATCATAAGTACCTGATAGGGTATTCGATAAGGAGAATAATCCGCGAATTAAAGGAGAATGAGATAAAATCACCGCTTGGCAGCAGTAAGTGGAGTTCATCAACAATAAAGGGAATTCTTGAAAGCGAAAAGTACATTGGAGATGTGATATTACAAAAGACGTATAAGCGAGACTTCCTAACGCAACGGCGAGTACGGAACACAGGACAAGCGCCGCAAAAGTATGTTGAGAACAATCACCCGGCAATAGTAGATAGGCTTACTTGGAACGCAGTGCAGGCAGAAATAGAAAGACGCAATTCATTAAGGTCAACAGAAGCAACTGGCAAAGGTAGATACGATATGCGATACGCATTCAGCGGGATAATAGAGTGCGGGGAATGCGGGTCAACCTTTAGACGTCACTGCCACCACAAGCGTGACGGCACGAAAGAACGCGTATGGACTTGCAAGGAACACCTGCGCGGGAATCAGTATTGCGGACAACTTGCTATCAAAGAGGAAATACTAGAGCAGGTATTCGTTAAAACTTTCAACGGGCTACTTGCGGACAGAAACAATGCACTAAAGGCAGTAGCGGAAAGCATCGCAGAGGCAATGTTCGAATCGGGCGACGGCACGGGCACGGCAGACGAGATAGCGGCAGTGGACGCTAGTATCGAACGCTTGCAGGCGCAAATGATTGACCTAAACAAACAGCGTACACGGCGCGAGATTGACACGGACGAATACAATACCGAGAGCCGCAAGATAATGGAAAAGCTCGACAGTTTGTTCGCAGAGCGGGACGATTTGGAGGAAGCGCAGAGCACGGGCGCACTAAGCGTGGCACGGCGCAAAATGATTTCCGACCTTTTACAGAGCGAACAGGCGCAAGCAGAATTCGACCGCGACGTTTTCAGCAAGCTAATAGAGGTAGTGCGAGTATATAACCGCGACGACATAACATTCATATTCAAAGATGGCACCGAGGTCAAAGCTGATTTAGGGGTTACGGTTTAATTATTAATCTCATTTTTAGCCTGATTTCAAGGCAAATTGCCCAAAAGCATTGAAATAAAAATTAGTAATTGGTATAATATTGAAATGGTATTTAACATAAACGAATGTTTTCAAGTATTATAATAGCGACGGTTTGTCAATATTGGGGCTTATGGGATTTATAATTTTGATTCAGCAGCTCATTATTGGCACTTCTTTGGCACTTGTTTGTTATACTATTAAAAGTAAACATTTATTATAATAATTTTGAATTGCCACTCCGATTTCGACTTTGAAATCCGAGTTTTTTTCAAAAACACTTAATAATAAAGCTTGTAATCTTCGCTTGTTTTTGGTAAAATGTATTTGTATAAATATATATTCACTTAGAGTACGCAACTCTATGAAAACAGAGAGGGAGGCAGGTACATGAGAAAGTTCAGTAAACACATATTGTTTTTACTTCTTGCCCTACTAACGGTCGTAACAATGGCGGCTTGTAGCAACGTCGATTTCAAGATTTCGTTTATCGTGGACGGCGAAACGTACCACACTATAAACACGAACGGCAACGAGGTTATAAAGATGCCGAACGACCCACAAAAAGAGGGTTATGATTTTGACGGGTGGTTTTGGGATAAGGACGTGTGGCTGAGTCCTTTCACGGCGAATTCTCTGTTGGATGCGCCGCTTTCCGAAAATTTGAACATTTACGCAAAGTGGATAACAGCCAACTCGCTCATAGGAACGCAGGCATCTTTTGAGGGTTTCACTCAAACAGGCGACGGTACATATTATTTAAAAATTCCAAACGCGACAACGACATTATCGCTCGGTGACATAGTACAAACGAACGCAAGGTCAACTTGGATACTTTCGTCGGATATTTACGGCAACAACACAATAGCAAGCAAAACAGCGACGCTCATGGTTGGCGATAATACGTGGTACGTTCTCGTAACAGCAAACGACACTACTTCGAAACTTTACACGTTAAGCATTCGTCGCAGACCGATATAT